AGAGAATCCCACATACGTGTTTGTGCAAATACATCTTCGTAGTTTGATTTGGTATCATATGCCAAAGTCAGAGCCAACTCAATCAACTTTAACTTATCTTCCAAACGGAGAATCAAGTCAACGTCTTTAATGTTGTATTCAATAAACTTCTGATAATTCTGTTTGTAAAGTTGATGTAAGTTTTCAAATTCATCATAAGAGATTTTACCATCACCAAGTTCTACTTGAGCAATGTTATCCAAACGATAGGACTCTTGTGACTTTCCGCCAGGAGCATACCATTTATATAGTTCAATGTAGTCAAGTGAAGCAACACCAACAATTTCATATGCAATCAGTTGACGCCCGTTGATGTTAGTTGTACGATTTTTAATGAAGTTCCATGGAGATAATTTCTTTGTATCATCTTCACCGAGAATCTTATTGAATCGGTTAATCAAATATGGAATATCAAAGAACTTGGTATTCCAGCCAGTGATAACATCTGGACATTTGCGTGACCATAATTCAATAAACTTTTTACAGAGAGTCCATTCATCACGGCATTTGATATATGTTTCATCACCTTGTACCACATAGTCGCCACATCCAAGAACGATTGGTGGATGACCGATATAGGTGATAGCAATGGCTGTGATAGGTTCATTCGCATCATAGGGGTCAGGGAAACCATTCTCCGAACCCACTTCAATGTCAATCACAGCAACAAGAATCTTATCTTGGTCCCATTCAACCATGTCAGGATGATGTTCGGCAATATAGGCATATTCATACCTTGTATTACCAAAGATTCTGGTATTACTTACATCTTTGAATTTGTCTAGGTAGTCTTTGGCTTCGTAGATATTGCCAAAAAGTTTACGCATGAGTGGTTCACCATCAAGTGAACGATATTCAGTTTTCTTGTTGGTTGAAATGTATAATGATGGTGAGTATTCAATCTTCTGTTTTACTCTTTTACCATCCAGAACACCACGATAGAGAATAATGCCAGCGATAGACTGGACATTTGTGTAGAAACTTGACATTAACCTGTAATAATTTGTTGTTGACCTGGAAGAATAATGCCTGCACCAAAGATTTGGTCATAGTTTTTAATGAAATCTTCTGCCGGCACATAAGAGTATACTACATGTTTCTTAGAAATGGCAATAGTAGAACCTGTTTTTTGTTCTGAGTGGATTGGAAATGGTGCAAAACCTACATTAGGTTGCCCGTCTTTGCCTCGTACAATTGCAATACCCAATGGATTACACAATACGAATTCGGTTTCGGTTTCTGATTCAACTTCGGAAATAAGTTCTTCGTTGGTAATGAGTTTAAAAGCAAGAATTTTCATAATATCCTTTTGGTGTTAATATGTTATACCACATAAATAATTATATAGTTTGACTTGAACGAACATTATATCATTTTCTTATTATGTTGTCAATAGAAAAAATGGTACAAAATGGATCCGTTCACACTCTTTGCCTTGGCCAACGGTGCAGTTGCCGCTGTGAAAAAAGGTTGTCAGTTATATAAAGATATCAAAGGTGCCGCTGGGGATGTGAAAGCCGTCCTCAAGGATTTGGACGACCAGTTCCACAAGGCACACCCACCAGATAAACCAGCAACTCCCGCAGCAAAAAAACAGTTAGTGGAAGAAAAAGCTCGTGTGGTTGAATTGAATAAAAAAAGTGAAGATACTATTAATATCTATGCAGATATTGGTGATTATCTTGGTCAATACTATGATAATTATTTTAAGTGTATAGCAGTTTTAGAAGAAGAAGAAAAACGTAGTAAAACTGAAGTATATTCTGGAGGTGATAGTTTAGCTAAACGAGCTTTAAAACGGGTTCTAATGAAAAAACAATTAGAACAAATGGGCACAGAACTCCGTGAATTGATGATATATCAAAGTCCACCAGAACTTGGTGCCTTATTTACTGAAGTTGAAGAAATGACTAAAGAGTTGGGTGTTCAACAAAAAGTTCTTATTGCTAAACAAATGAAAGAAGAAGAAGATAGAGTCAAAAAAAGAACTGACAGAATTGAAACATATAAATTAGAATTTGGATTAGCTATAGCAGCGTTGATTATATGTATTTTTTTAGGTATATTTTGGTATTGGTTATATCTAGACAAACAAGAAAGATGGAAAGATAGAACTTACCGAGAAGAACTAGTAAAGCAAAAAAGATATGAAGCTGAAAAGATTAGAAAAGCCATCCAATATTTAGATGAAAAAGCATACGAAAATAATAAAGAACTAATAACACCAAAATGAAAAAAGAAAAAGAATACACATTTTTGGAATGGGTATTTGATGTAATAGGCCTACTGAAGTTTTTTCTATATTATTTGGCTTTTGGATTGATTGCAGTAATTATGGTACTATCATTTGTATGGTGGTACACAAAACATTGAATTGGTTGCGGGAGATGGATTCGCACCACCGACATTCGGATTATGAGCCCGCTACTCTACTCCTGAGTTATCCCGCAATACTTTTTTGTCGCCTTTTATTTTCTTCCAAAATTCTATCAAATTCTTCTTGTTCAGCCTTCTCATCATCTAATTCTTGTTGAGTAGGCTTTCTAAAAATCTTGTCGTAGTTACTTGCAAATGTTTCCTGTGAAACACTAAAAGGTCTTGGACTTGAACCTTTGCCACCGTCAGACATTTTATTCTCCGTAGATGAATACTACATGGTCAATAGTGATAACATAATAATCACCTGACTTTACTGCGGCATTCCAATTTACTAGAACAACATCACCAACTTCTACTTCATCTACCTTAGGACCAATAGAAACAACTTTTGCTTTATCTGGTTCATTTGAACTTTTCAAAATAATTCCAGATTCTGTTTGTTTAGAACCTTCAACACGTTCAATAACAATTCTATTTCCCAATGGCTTAATATTCATAATGACCTCAAAAAAATGGAGCGGTTGTCTGCTTTGCTCAGATAATATAAAGGTGGTACCTCAATATCGTACTATTACAAACCGCATATAATGGAGCGGGATATCAGAATCGAACTGATGACCGAAGATTGGAAATCTGCTGTTTTACCATTAAACTAATCCCGCATAAAATCTGTTGTAGTTAACTTGGAGCGGGTAGAGAGAATCGAACTCTCAACTAAACCTTGGCAAGGTCTTGTGTTACCACTAGCACCATACCCGCATCATGTGTGTATTATATAGGCTTCTTTATAAGAAGTCAAGCATTATTTTTTGGTACGAGTAACCGGATTTGAACCGGTACGCACAGAGGCGGCGGGTTTTAAGCCCGCTGGGTCTACCAATTCCCCCATACTCGCATCACATAGCAGGTCCGTTTCCATTACGGAAACCAACCTCACCACCTTCTTCTTTGATTCGTTTAATAACATCTTCAAAAAGAATCGGTCTAAAATCGGTTTGTTCAACACAAACACAATGGTATCTTGGGTCAATTTCGTATTCACTCCATACTTCAGCCATAACACGATTAGCATGAAGATGGCCATGGATGTTTACACCAAAACGACCAAGACTTGCTGTGTGAATTGGAATATGAGACAGAATCATTCCGTTCATTACATGATAAGCACGTAGCTCACGGAAGTGCTGCCTATATTCATCATCACGGAAGATATCATGGTTACCACGAATCAGAACTTTATCACCGTTAAGTCTATGCATAATACTAAGTGATTTGCGGTTAATAACAACATCACCAAGATGATATACTTTATCATTTGGTCTGACTGTTTCGTTCCATCGCTTTACCATTTCTTCATCCATATCATCAGGATTATCCCATGGCCTAAGCTTCGTCACACCGTCATCACGGAGAAATCTACACACACCAGCGTGACCAAAATGTGTGTCACTTGTAAGAAATACTGATGGCATAATAAACTCCTAAAAAATGGTCCGGCGTGCAGGAATCGAACCCACATTAAAAGGGTAGAAGCCTTCTGTATTATCCATTATACTAACGCCAGAAATTTGGTGCCCCAGAGGAGAGTCGAACTCCTAAAATTTGGCTTCTAAGACCAACACGTATACCAATTCCGTCACCGGGGCAAATAAA